ATGATAATCGTTACATACCTGGCTGATGATAACGCCAGAAATCGCCGTAGAGCACGCAGACAAGCTCAACGTGAACAGGCAATGCAGGACGCTTCTCTTGCACGCCGGGTAGCAAATAGCACATGCAGTACACGCGTAACCAAAGCCATTTCTCTTGCCGGAACGCGTCAGAAGGAAGTTGAAGGTGGGGCAGTCTGCTTGCCGGAAGTGGCGCTTTTCGCAGCTGGTCATCGTAAATCTAATAACGTAACCGCGAGGTGATCATGAACATTCAGGTGCGTGTTATTGACAACCCTTGCAACATCGGAAATGGATTTTGGCATATAGGTAAAGTGTTCGATGTTATTGGTGAAACTAATTGCTTTTACATCATTGAAGGTGATCGACGGGTTAATAAGAGGTACCTCTCAATAGCCGGCACAGCATGTGGAAAACACAGTGTGAAAGTAGAAATTATCACAGAGTCCGCATAGTCGGCCTTCTTTTGGCAGCAAGCCACAGAGGTGAATATGAAAGAGTACTTGAGCGAGTGCTTCTTGGCTGATTACTCATCTGGTCAATTAATATGGAAAACCCGGCCACTTCATCACTTTCAAGATGTGAGAGCTCAAAAGATATTGAATGCCAGGCACGCTGGGAGAATAGCAGGCACCCCTGGCAAGGATGGATACGTTAGAGTTCTGCTAGGCAGGAAGTCATATTTGATACATCGAATTATTTGGACGCTTGCGCATGGAAATATTCCTAATGATATGCACATTGACCACATCAATCACGACAGGGCTGATAACTCTTTAGGTAATCTCAGGATTGTTTCCAGGAAGGAAAACCTCAAAAACAAATCAAGAAGCTCACGAAACACAACAGGGTATTCAGGGATAACATTTAGGCCTGATGATGGGAAGTACATGGTGAGAATATCAGTTAACGGAAAGCGTTACAGCGCAGGATGCTTTTCTTCTCTAGAAGATGCTGTTTCTGTCAGGAATATGGAATTAAGCAAAAACAATTATCACCCCAATCACGGGAGAAATAAAAATGAAATTTAAGGGTACGCGGGGTCCATGGCACGTCATGCGCGGCGATGTATTAGATAAGAATGGACGAATGGTTGCCTGTATTGAAGGATTCTGCCCTGGCGAGATCGAAATATATGACGCCAGGCTGATAGCAGCAGCTCCTGATTTGCTCGAAGCTCTGCAAAAAATGTTCCGTGCTGGTCAGAAGCAAAATTGGAATGAGCACTACGAATCAGAAATGAACGCGGCTCGAGCAGCCATCAGCAAGGCTCTGGGGGAGGAGTGATGAGTAATAAAAACGATGGTGGCTACGCATTTCCTATGGAAGCCACAGATGCCACAGCCTGGAGAGACTGCAATCAGGGAATGACATTGCGTGATTACTTCGCAGCAAAAGCTCTTCCAGATTTGATTGCCGGTTACAGCAAGAATCAGGGGTCTGGACCTTATCTAGATGCGTCACCAGATGAAATTGCGTATTGGGCCTACCGTTACGCTGATGCAATGCTCAAAGCGCGTTGAATAGCAGCTTATAGCTAATTCTCTGAGTTAGCTATTGGGTGTAATACCGCACCGTACTATCGGAGACGATTCGATAGTGTCTGATAGATGGAAATCCCTTGTTATGTCTTTGCCGCCAGCAGTCAGGGCGGCATTCTTTTTGCCTGGAGGAAAGTATGGAAGAACTATAAATGAGAATTTTAGAGTTAGCCAAAAGGCCTTGTGGCGTAAGCGTTAGTCAGCTTTTAGAGGCTGATCTGCCGGTTAAATTAGCTAACGAATTGTTCTGTAAGCTTAAGCTTTCAATTGATTTGCCAATTACTAAAAATCCCGTTTTCAGGATTATCAGAACGCATAAGTATGCCGCCTGAGTGCGGCTTTTTCATATCCGCATCTGAGTGAGCATTTATTCAAGTGCTCAGCCTCATGCAATCACACACAACATAAGGAACCAGCCCATGATGCACTACAGCTTCGCGGGTAGCGGCGTCATGTCCGCTTATTTCCCCGCTGAATCCGAATTATCCAAACGTGTTCGCCGCCTTATTCGTGCTGCCCGTAAGCACCTGGAGGGTTTATGTCACCAGTTATAAATCACAGCCTGCTCAAAGCAGCGCAGAGCAAAGCGGTTATTGCTCGCTATCTCGGAGATGGCCGCATGTGGCAAGAGGCTCATGAAGCCATGAAGACCGCAATCAATATGCCGTGGTATCGCAAATCATGAGCACATTAGCCTTCCGGGATATGACCGACGAGCAGTTCGCAAATCTGTTTAAAGACATTGTGAACGCACCAGTTAACGATGAGCAGGAGACGCCAAATGCGCCTGACGATGACAGACAAAACAGAGATTAAGCAAATCATCGCGAGCTTTAGCGATGAGGATAATGCAGCGATTGATAAACAGGTTGAGATGCTGTGCGCGAACATGCGGCCGGTGCTAAACATGCTTGAGTCACACCGACCAGATGACCATACCAAGGCAGCCGTTGAATGGCTTGGTGAGGACGACGTCAACTATCAGGAATTCGCTGGCGAGGTTATGTGGGACATATTCAGACCGCGCGTCGAGGTTGAGTATGCAATGTCCATCTTTATGCGTCGTCATACTTTCGAGGATGCAGCATGAGCCCTTGCTTAATGAATCTTCTTCTAAAGGGCGGGCTAAGTTATCGAGACATGGCTGCAATTCTAGGAATGAAAAAGCACCGTGTTCAGTGGTTCGTCCTGGAGCTTGAGCGCAGGGGGTGGATTAAGGTTAAGCGACAAATAATCTGCTCTTTTGATGGAAAAACCAATGGCAATGCAGTGAATGAATATCGAAGGACGGTTATATGAGCAATATCGTTGAGTTTGTTAAACAGCAGGAGCCGCTATTCTGCGGCGCGTTAACTGAGCAGACAGTTACATGGGCAAAGGAAAGCCAGTTTGCGATTCAGTATTTCCAGAAGAATGACTTCCTCGCAAAAACCGCACTGTCGAATCCTACCAGCGCACAGAACGCGATCATCAACGTGGCAGCCATTGGCATCACACTGAACCCGGCAAGCAAGCTGGCTTATCTGGTTCCTCGCGACGGCATGGTATGTCTCGATATCAGCTACATGGGGTTGCTGCATATCGCCATGGAGTCAGGTGTTATCTCATGGGGCCAGGCAAAGCTTGTTCATGCAAATGACACCTATGAGTCGAATGGTCTTGATAAGGCCCCTACACACAAATACAACGCTTTCGGTGACCGTGGTGACATCGTTGGCGTTTACTGCACGGTTAAGACTCCTGCAGGCGATTACCTTACGGAAGAGATGAGTCTTGCAGAAATTGAGGCTGTCAGGAAGACGAGCAAAGCCGCATTCAGCGATAAGGGGCCATGGGTTAATCACTGGAATGAGATGGCGCGAAAAACTGTTGTTAAGCGTGCCAGCAAGTACTGGCCTAAAGCCTCCCGCCTCGATAGTGCAATTCATGTCCTGAACGAAGAAGAGGGAGTTTGGACTGAGCCGGTTATGCCTCACAAATCAGAAGAAGATATTCGCGAGGATGAGCGTAAGCGCCAGCAGGAAATCATCGAACACGTTCAGGTGCTTTGCGATGATATGGCTCATGCTGAAACCATGGATGACCTTAAGCGCATCTTCGCTGATGCGTATAAACGTACTGCAGGCATGAAACTGCAGCAGAACGTACAAGCCATCTACTCGGAATGCAAAGCAAAGCTGGAGGCGACCAGTGAGCAAGCTGTATGAGATTGCCAACAATTATGCCAGGTTGATGGATGCTGACTTTGAAGCCGACGAGATAGCTGACACGCTGGAAGGCATGGAAGGCGAGCTTACAGAAAAGATTGAGCAACTACTGGCAATCTGTAAGAACGAAACTGGATATGCAGAGCGCCTCAAGGAAGAGGCAAAGACACTTAATGAGCGTGCGGCGGTAATCAATAACAAGGTCGATAACATCATGGCCTACATTGCTGCTTCAATGGAAATGATGGGCAAGAAAAAGATTCGTGCTGGCATCCATCAGGTAACGGTTCGCGCTCCTGTTGAGTCGGTTGAAATAACAGATGAAGGCTCCCTACCTCCTGAGTACGTCGAATACGTCACATCAATCAAGGCTGACAAGCTAGCCATTAAACATCAACTCAAGGCTGGCAACGCCATTCCAGGCGCTTCACTTAAGCTCGGTAAGCCAACGCTGCTAATCAAGTAGGTGCGCAATGTACAAGCGTAAACAAACCTACGAACTACGCTCCAACCAACTTAGCCACGGACGGCCATGGGGTGAATCTGATATCGAATCAGTCAGGGAAATAGCCGGAACCATTCACTCAAAACTCATCGCAAGACAAATCAACCGCTCATATGAATCCCTTCGCCAGATGTGCAAGCGCGAAGGCATCAGCTTACGCCGCATTCGAAACTGAGGCTTTAACCATGATTGGAAATTCATACGCATTTCAGGGCTTCTACCCTGAGGAAATTGTCGTACGCCACCGCTTCAAACCAATTGACGATATCCCACGCGAAGAAATGCTGAAGCGTAATAGCTTCCAGAGCGTGAACGAGAACAGATTTCTGACAGCGTGTTTGAACCAGAGGGCGAAGAAATGAGCGTGAAACGTTACCAGCCTGCACCATTCACTGAGCGAGTTTTGCATGCAAGCGACGACGGCGAATACGTTAAATACGAAGACTATGTCGCACTCGAAGCCAGATGCGCGGCGCTGGCTGCGGAATTGCAATCAGTTAAAGCCATGAATGATTGTCTGTCTGAAGAGCTTCGCGGGTACGAGTCTGACGGCGCTTTTGAGGGACCAAAAATGCACCTGCTGTGGTGGCAATGCGAAACGCCAAATCTTGACGCTTTCCTGGCTGAAGTTCGGGCCAGTGGCATCGACCAATGGATTGCGAGCAGAGATGGTCGGTGGAATGGAACAACTGCAGAGGCCGAAAGGTTCGCCGCCCAGCTTCGCAAAGGAGTGCAGTCATGAGCATTCTGGACATTCTAAACACTGGCCTCGCTCTGATGGGGTGGTTATTCATCATGTTCAAAACAGGCCAGTGGTTTATCTCCATTGCGCTAAAGCAGTGGGATAAGCGTAGAAAGATATCTCGTAGACAGAAGGCAGTAAACGAACTTTACGATGCGTTTGACCTGTCCATCATCGAACCAGGAACAACGGTGCGCCTGGCGACTAAAGGCGATCTGACAATCATGATGTATCGCACAGAAGGAGCAGCCCAATGAGCAACATCGACAAACGCGCATTACGGGAAGCAGCGGAGAAGGCCAGCACAGATAACCATACCCAGGATGAATGGTTCCACTATCTGCGCAGCTCAACTCCAGCCACCGTGCTTGCGCTGCTGGATGAGATTGCTGAACTTGAGCAACGACATTGCGGAACAGCATTGCTTGAGCGAGAAGAAATGCACACCAAAACTCTGGGTAGGATGTTGGATGAGCTGGATGCCAAAGACAGGCGGATTGCTGAGCTGGAGCGTAAAGAACAGCACAGTGAACGCCAGTCAGTAATTGATGCGCTGGCTGGTTCTGGTGAGGAATGGAGTGATATCGAAGAATACATGCAGAAGTGGGACGCGGAACGCGCCTCCGCAGCCGGTAAAGGGGAGTGAGCATGAAATACGAAATCCCGGAATCAGAAGATATTGAATGGCAGCAGGATATGCTCCGTGAAATAGACAGCGCCCTTGATGTCTTGCGTGATGAACATGAGCACGCAGAGGTAGTGGAGGAAATCATCAATGATATCACCGCGAGAATAGTATCACTCCGCGCGTACTCTGGATACTGAGGACTAACCCATGACCAAATTCACCAAAGAGCAGTTGCAGGAAATTATCGAAACTGACCACGTTCAATGTGGCGAGGCTTCGGAGCTGGCGCGTATCGCGCTGGCATCGCTCGAAGCGGAGGCTGTGTGCGTAATCGACCAGTCCAATCTTGATTATCTCAAATCTGGCTCCGATGCAGACGTATGGCCAGCATCCAGAACAGAGATGGGTGATGTGCTTCTGTATCTCTCCGCCCCGCCAGCGCCGGTATCTGTGCCTGATGAGGTTACTGCTGAAGATTGCCCAGCATTCGTCAAATATGACATTACGGAAGTTGATGAAGCATGGGTTCGCGGTTTTAACGCCTGCCGCGCCGCCATGCTTCAGGGTGCTGATGGAAACTCTCCGGTGATTCCGGATGGTTATGCTCTGGTGCCGGTGGATATGACTCCCGGGATGATGCGCGCGGTTCAGATTAATTCTGAGCTTGGAGCATATGCCGCAGCAAACCTGTCCGGCGCTTACTCGCTATTCCGTGAGTTCTGGGATGTCGCTATCGCAGCAACACTGCAGCAGGAGGTGAGGCCGTGAAACACTTACGCTATGACTGTATGGGTGCTGCTTATGCAGGTGAAAGCAGGCATCCACAAGAAGTAATGCTCGAGCTTGGAATCTCGTATGAACGAGCTATTCCTCAAAGCATGGTTGACCAGTGGTGGTTATTTAACTGCAAACATGGCGCACTTCCGAACTTCATCACAGAAATGAAATGTGGTGACTGGATGGCTAGGCAATATCGCCTACCTGAGGCATACAAAAATGCCTAACCCATTCGACGCATAACAAACCCGCACCCAGCGGGTTTTTCTTTATCCGGAGTCACCATGCACGCCAATCCAATTATCTGGCTCATAGTCGGAATTATGGCTCTGAGCGCTATCTCTTCACTCATTCACATGTCAGAGGGCTTGTTATGGCTAAATTGCTGTGGGCGCAATCGTAAAGCACAAGTCAGGCGATATCAAAGGAGTGATTGATGGCGTTACGGAGCAGGATAACAGGCCGACATGGTATCGCATCGAGTGGGATTCAGGTGATTACAGTTCTCACGCAGAACACGAACTTCGCGCGGCTACTGTTGATGAGCCTCGCGTGTATAAGAAATTAGCGTAAGGAGATAAATATGAAACTAATTGATATTTTGGTGCAGGAATTGCCGGAACGTGGCGGTTGGCCTCATGGTTCAGAGAGATGTATGCAGACAGATGGGCTATATGTAACCTTTCCTGATATTGGAGACCATTGCGATTTTGTGGCGAAATGCATGGCTGAAGGAGTAAGGATTGCAACACGCGAGCAATACGAAGCCGCAATTGCAGCCTACAAGCCAGAATGGGATGGCGAAGGATTGCCGCCGGTGGGATCGAAAGTTTCATTTTTCTACAATGAGCGATATGACTACAACAAAAATATTATTCCGCAAGATGGTCAGGAACTTGAAGTTGTAGCTCATAAAACTACTACTGATGAAAATGATGTTGCTGTCTGCTATTGGGATAAAAATGGCGGAGGAATGGCTGTTTGCTTGGTTCCTGGTAGTCTACGTCCTATCCGTTCAGAAGCAGAGAAAAAGCGCGATGCCACCATTGAGGCGATGATGGATGTTGGCTTGAGCCTTCCAGCAGTAATCAGATTTACCAGAGATGAGATGTCAGCCATTTATGACGCTATCAAGTCAGGAAAAATCGTAATCGACTAGACCGCCGCAATGGCGGTTTTTTATTGGAGATAGATAATGACTCCCTTTGTATCAGACTTCATTTCACACTTTAAGAATGCACGATCTTGTGTGAAGCAAATCAGGAATGGAGAGTGGATTCCACAATTTAACGATATTGATAAACAGCACTATACGGCACACCGTGGAGAGTATCGTCTTTGGCTGGCTAACGGCTCATTTTTCTGTAAGATAGATGAATTCAAAGGAGAGCGATGCATGCCTGCATTTGGGATATTTTTCAGGCATTACGTGTGGTTTGCTGCGGCGCGACGATTAAAAATTGAAGCAGACTCAGGTCACCCCGGGAAAAGACATCATCCAATTCTTTGAATGACGGAGTAACCATGGAATCACACAGCCTCACACTCGATGAAGCCTGTGCATTTCTCAAGATATCCAGACCTACCGCCACTAACTGGATTCGCACAGGCCGCCTTCAGGCAACACGCAAAGACCCTTCAAAACCTAAATCACCATACCTCACTACACGGCAAGCCTGCATTGCGGCGCTTCAGTCTCCGCTGCATACTGTCGGCGTGAGCGCGGGTGATGGCATTAAAGAGGAAACTAAATGTCACTCTTCCGCAGAGGTGAAATATGGTACGCATCGTACTCGCTCCCGGGCGGGAAGCGAATTAAGGAAAGCCTTGGGACTTCCGACAAACGGCTCGCTACTGAACTACATGACAAGCGCAAAGCTGAACTGTGGCGAGTAGATCGCTTAGGCGATTTCCCTGATGTAACGTTTGATGATGCATGCATGCGGTGGCTTGAGGAAAAGGCCGAGAAGAAGTCACTGAAAGACGACCGCAGCCGCATGGCGTTCTGGCTTGCACACTTCGAAGGGATTCGATTGAAGGATGTCACTGAGCAAAGGATTTACTCAGTAGTAAACAAGATGAGCAACCGCAAGCTGCTTGAGATATGGAAAATCCAGGCAGCAGCGGCGCAGAAGAATGGACAGCCAGCACCAGTGTATTCAGCCTCCCCCGTCACCACTTCAACCAAAGCCAAGCATCTGGCACTGATGAAAGCTATTCTGCGTGCGGCAGAACGTGACTGGAAATGGCTGGAGAAAGCACCTGTGATTAAGGTTCCCGCGGTGAGGAATAAGCGGGTTAGATGGCTGGAGCATGAGGAAGCAAAGAGGTTAATTGAGGAATGCCCTGAGCCGCTGAAGTCGGTTGTTAAGTTTGCGCTGGCAACCGGCCTTCGTCGTTCGAACATTATCAATATGGAATGGCAACAGATAGACATGCAGCGTCGGGTTGCCTGGGTGAATCCAGAAGACAGCAAATCAAACAGAGCTATTGGCGTAGCGCTGAATGATACGGCCTGTAAGGTGCTGCGCGATCAGATTGGCAATCATCATAAATGGGTGTTCGTCCATATGAAAGCCGGTGTTAGACCTGATGGTTCTAAGACGCCATCAGTGAGGAAGATGCGTGTTGATGACCAGAGCGCATGGAATGCGGCATGTCGTCGTGCAGGTATTGAGGATTTCCGATTCCACGACCTGAGACATACGTGGGCGAGCTGGTTAATTCAGTCTGGTGTTCCGTTATCTGTGCTGCAGGAAATGGGTGGCTGGGAAAGTATCGAAATGGTCCGCCGATATGCGCACTTAGCACCTAACCATTTAACTGAGCATGCGAAGCAAATTGACTCTATTTTTGGGCTTGATGTCCCAAATATGTCCCACAGCGGAAATCAGGAGGGTGTGAAGGAGGCGTAA